CTCACCTTTCGGGGTAGGGGGCTGTTGGGCTTTCTGCAACGCTTGACGAGCCCGAATCTGCGCTTGCCGCTCAGCATGGCTGAGCTTTTGCGCGTGAACTTGCCCGCCGTGTGCCATCTTCTGGGCGTGCTGCTGAGCCTGCATCGCTTGTTGCTGCTGCATCTGAGCCTGGGCCCGCTGAAGTTCCATCTGCTTCGCGGCAACTTCCAACCCGTGGAGTTCTTCGGCCTGAGCAATTTCTTGCTGCAGCCGGGCAGCGGCCATGGCCGGGTCTTCGCCCATCTTGGCAGCGGACTCCTTGGTCTTGAGCGCAAGCTCTTCGGCTTTGAGCTGCAGGTCGCCCTTGACCTTGAGTTCCTTGACCTCGACCTCTTTCTGCTTGAGCGCCAGCTCCTGCTGCTGCATCTGCATGATCGGGTCCTGGGCCATCTGCTGCGCGGCCTGTTGCTGCGCTTGTGCCCGACTCTGAGCCAGGAGCTGCTGCGCCGCCTGGGCCACCAGACGCGACAACTGGACTTCGAGGTCTTGCGGCAGGTCTTCGTCCGGGGCGGGCATCGGGATACCCATCTGGTCTTCCAGCTTCTTGCGGTACGCAAACGCGAGGTGCTCGGCGATGTGGGCGTCGATCTCGGCCATCATCTTCTGCGCCAGCGGGTTCTGGCCGATCTGCTGCATGATGAGCGGGTCTTGCTTGAGCGCAACGTGCGTGGCGATGTGAGCGTCGTGGTCTTGGTAGATGAACGCTTTGACCGGCTTGTTATTCAAGAACGCCATGTTCTCGCTCAGGGGGTCCCGCGGCTTCATGTCATCGTCGATGGGCACGAGCTTGTCTGCGTTCTTGATCCCCAGGACCTCCAGCATCTGGCGGTGGAGCTGCGGCAGGTCGTAAATCTGGGGCGCTTGTTGGCTGAGCTGAATCGCAGCTTGGTACTGCATGATCCGCTGCGCCATCGTGGCGCTGTTGGGATCGCTGACCGGGATCACCTCCACCATGTCGTAGTCGGACTGCTTGGCCCGCACATCGCCGCCCTCGGGCTCGTAGGTGTAGTCCTCGGGGGTGTAGTCCCGGATGATGGCCTTGAGGAGCTTGAACTCCTGCTTCATGCTGTAGTGGACCCGCGCCTGAACAGCCGACATCAGTTTGAGCTGCCGCTCCAGCAGAGCCAGCGTGGTACCCACTGGGGCTTGGCTCGACATGTCGCTGACCTTCATGTCGGCGATGGACCCCAGCCTGCGGCCTTCGTCAGTGATGCGCTCCAGCAGCCCCGCCAGCACCTGCGACGGCTCCTTATAGGGGAGCATCATGATGTTGTCTTTGACGGAGCCCGAGGGCACGTCTACATCACGGAACTCACCGGGCTGGATCGGCGTGTCGTCTCCCTTGACGCGCAGGCCACGGGCTTTGAGACCGCCGGGCAGGTTACTGAGCGTACCGGCATCGACCAACTGACGAATGATCGAAGTGCCAGCGCGGGCGTAGCCCCCAATCAGGTGGATCAGGCCCAGGCCGTAAGCCCCAAACCCTGGAATGTACGTGTACTGTACGAAGTGTTCGCGTTTAATCTTGGCCGGGTCGTCCGGGTTCCAGTTGCGCCGAATGGCCAGCACGTTCGACGTGCCCCGGTCAATTGTGATGATGTACGGGATGGCAATGGCCTTGTCCGTGTCTTCCTCCTCAGCACCATCAAAGCCCGGGATCACGTAGTCCACGCAAATCTCAAGGACCTGATACCGGTCATCCGAACTTAGGGTATACCCCTGGTCTTCAGCCTTTTTCTTTTCGATGTCGGTGTGGATAACCTGTGGCTCACCGAGGTCCACGTCTCGGTAAAACTTCGTTGCCTGAAGTTTGCGGATGTCGTTCTTGGTCTTGCGCATCACATGGGTGATGCGTTCCGCGTTGAGGATGCTCGATGCGCCGTAGGGGATGATGAGGTCTTCAGCCGGGATAAAGACGGCGATCTGACGGTTGAGGCTGGGGTCGTAGTAGACCTTTTTGAACGCGCTACCGGCCAATCCCAGGGAGTACAGCATGCGCTCGTGCTCTGGGCGGTATTCAGGCATCACCTCGGTGAGCTGGTAGTTCATGTCATCGCGCACACGCTCCGCAGCTTCTTCCTTGAGCCGGTTGATGGCACCGATGATTTCTGTCTTGACCGGGCCTTTGGCCGGGAACGTCTCAATGATGGTGTCTGACTGGAATCTGACCGCTGCTTCGGTGAGGACCGTTGAGAACACGCCGCAGGCCCCGTCCCAGGGTTCGGTGCGCTCTTCGTACTTCATGCCCAGGACTTCCAAGCCCTTGACGTACATCTCCACCCAGTCTTTGCGGGCCGCGATGTCGGCATCGACCATCTCCAGCAGGTCAGACGCGATCTTCTGAAGCTCCCCCTCGGTCATGTGCTCCGCGAGGTTGGCGTCAAACTCGACCTCGGTGACGTCTTCGGGCATCAAATCAATGGTCACGCCATCAAAGGAAATCTCCATATCCTCCGGGTTGAGTACCGAAATCTCCATCACCGGGGCATCGCCCGACTCGGAATCGTCAAACTGCAACCCTTGCGGAGCGCCGCCAATACCGGGAACCATGTTCATATCATGTCCTTAAATCAGTAATACGCCCCACGACGGGCCCTTACAAATACTTCATTATCTTCCCGGTCCGTGTTAAGGCGCAACAGGCCACCCTTGCGAACTCGCGCCAGGGCCAACGTCATGGCGTCCACCTCGTCATCGTGTTCACCGGCAGGAAACGCCAAAATCTCCTCTACCGTGGCGCTTGCCCAGGCAGTTTCTGGGAACCAAACGTGCCCAGCCGAGAACATATCAGAGACGGCATTGAGTCGGGCAATCTTATCCTGGCCCTTACCCGGACTGAAGTCCTGCACGAAGATTCCTGACCGGCGCATCTCATCGATCAGCGGCTGCCCGCTGGCCTTGGCTTCCACAATCACACTGTCCGGCTCCCACTCTTCGTACTGGCGGTGGGCCATTTCCTTGAGTTCGGGGAACTCGTACTTGCCCTTGACCTTATTGAGCAGGATCACGTTCGAGGAGTCTTTGTCCTGCTCGTTTACCCACACCCCCCATGTATGGCACACCGAGAAGTCCGACCGGTCCTTGGTTGTGAGCGCCGTGTCGTACGCCTGCACGATGAAATCGCAGTGTGGGGGGTCTTCCTTCTGCCACCACCGAATCCAATCGCGCTTGATGATGGCAGCTTCGCTGGCGGTCGGGTTCTGCTGGTACTGCGCATACCACTGCCACATGATGTGGTGCATGGACGCCCGGGTTTTCTGCAGCGCCTCCAGCGACCACTGTTCTGGCCAGATCGACTTCTCGTTCTCCGTGCCCTCGTTCATGATGGCCGGGAATTCAAACGCTTCGTACTTGTCGCCGCCCTCGTTGAGGTCGCTGTCCTTGAGGAGCCGTCCAATCAGGTCCCGCTGGTGCCACCGTGTGTGCAGCACGCAAATCTTCCCATCCGGCATCAAGCGAGTGCGCAGACCTGCGCTGAACCATTCGTAAGCAGTGTCCAGACTGGTAGTGTTTCCTGCCTTGATATCCTGCTCCGACAGCGGGTCGTCGGCAATGATTAGATGCGCTCCGCGGCCAGCCAACGCGCCGCCCACACCGATTGCAAAATACTCGCCTCCCTTGGTGGTATTCCACTGGGCCGCGGCCTTGGCGTCGCTGGCGATGCGTGTGTCTGGGAAAATCCTCTGGTATTCGGCACTGGCAATCAGGTTTCGCACCTTCCGGGCCATGACGACGGCGAGGTCTGCAGTGTGGGAGGCTACGATTACCTTGTGTTCGGGGTGCCTGCCCAAGTACCACGCCGGGTAGTAGATGGAAATCATCTGCGATTTGCCCATACGAGGGGCCATAGACACCGCAATCCGGTCTTTGTTGCCCTCCTCCACGTCCATCAGCAGGTGCCCGAGCCGCCGCAGGTGCGTACCGAACTTATACCCCTTGTCGATGGCAGCAATGAACGCCAAAAAGTCGTTTTGCGCGTGTTGGATGGTCTTTCGCTCCTCCAACTCCTCCATCATGGCCAAAAGTTCAGCCGCCTCGTTGTGCGGCATCCGTTTTAAGACCTTTTCCAGCAGCTCTGGGGTCAGCGCGGTCTCACTTAGCAGGGCCATCGTCCGTTTGCAGCTCGGTAAAGTTGATTTCGGTCGGTTTTTGAGGTGCGGTGGGGGGTGGGGCCGTGACTTCTGCCTCAATTACCCGGGTCAAACGCTCCCGCAGCAGTTGCTCCAGCTCTTCAGTAGGCCGGTGACGCATCGTAATCTCGGTTTTGTCCGTGAAAAGACCCACATCGGAGACCTTACCCAGCATTTCGAGCGCCTTGAGACGCACTCTGGGGTCGGGGCTGTCCGTCTCCAGTATCAACCGGTTGGTAATGTAGGTCCGCAGTTGCGCTGCAGACTTCACCACGGTCCTGTCGTACTCAGTTAAGAGCGCCCCTATGTGCGCAATGACCCCAGGGTTGGACAAATCGTTGTCCGACGCCATGCGTTCGCCCATAAATATGGAGCGTGACATCGCCTGATCGAACTGATCGACGGCATCGGGGAAGGAGTCTGTGTCTTCAAGGGCCGCAATTGCGGCAGCTACCCGGTCTTCAAGGGACTCAAA